ATATAGCATCTAATATTATTACAGCAATTTCAACTGGTACATCTCCTATAACTTTAAAGAAGGTTACTAGAGAACCTTTTAATGTTGATGAGTTATCTGAACAACAATATCCAGCTTGTTTCGTACAATCTGGTAATGAAACCAGATCAGATCAAACAATAAGTTTTACAAGTGCATTAAGAGAAGCAGTAGCAGATTATGTAATCGTTGGTTATGTTAAAGGAACTCCAACAAATATTGACACAAAAAGAAACGAGTTAATTACAACGATTGAAACTAGACTAAATTCTGATAGAACACGTGGTGGGTATGCAAAACAAACTCAGGTAGTAGAAGTTTCTACTGATGAAGGAGTTTTATTCCCAATAGGTGGTATCAGAATGGTGGTGCGAGTTATGTATCAATACACTTCTGGCACTCCTTAACATAAACAAACAAGGAAACAAACATGGCAACACATACTGGCTCAGAAGGTGTAATAAAAGTTGGCACAACAACTGTTGGCGAACTTAGAAGTTATACTTTAGAGCAAACATCTGACACTATTGAAGATACTTCATTAGGTGATACAACAAGAACTTATAAAGCTGGTTTAAAAGGTTTTTCTGGTTCAGCATCATTATTTTTTGATGAAGCTGATGCAGGACAAATTTTACTAGTTGTAGGTGGTTCAATAACAATTAAAGTTTTCCCAGAAGGTGCAAGTACTGGAGATAAATTTTATGAAGGAACTGCAATAGTAACTGCTTATAATATATCAGCATCTTTTGATGGAATGGTAGAAGCTGAATTAACATTTACTGGTACTGGTGCATTATCATTATCAACACAATAATTAATTAGAAAAGGAAGATATGAACGTAATAGATAGAGTGAAGGCACAATTTGAATCTTTAGGAATTAAAAAGATTGAGGTTGCTGAGTGGGGCGAGGAAGGCAAACCTTTAATAATATATTGCTCACCATTTACATTAGGTGAAAAAAGAAACCTATTTAAAGGTGCTAAGAATGATGATCTAGGAGTATTAGTAGATGCAATCGTTCTTAAAGCAAAAGACTCAGAAGGAAATAAAATATTTAAGCTAGATGATAAGCTAACATTATTGAATAATGCTGATGCAAATGTTATAGCTAGAGTAGCGACAGCTATGTTAGCTGGTGTTTCTTACGAGGAAGCTGAAAAAAAGTAAGATTTGATTCTGAGTTGTATTCCATACTTGCTTTGGGTCAAGAGTTAAAACTTAGTATGGAAGAAGTTTTGTGTATGACACAAGACGAATTTTATTATTGGATAGCTTACTTTAAAGTGAAGGCAGAACGTGAGAAACTAAATTATGGCAGATCAGCAACTAAATATAAAACTTAATGTCATAGACAATGCCACAAAAGCATTTACAGAAGTTAAGAACTCAATATTCAATTTACGAAATGCACTTATAGGAATTGGAGTTGGTGCTGGTATAAAAGGAATCTTAAATGTAGGTTCACAAGCAGAAAAATTAAGAAATCAATTTTTATTATTATCGCCTTCAGTAGATGAAGGAAAAAAATCATTTGAAGCATTACAAAAATTCATAGCTTCTAGTCCATTACAATCTGACTCAATAGAAAAAGCATCAGAAACAGTTATTACTTTTTCTAAAAATAGTGGTGAATTAATATCTAATCTTACTGCTATACAAAATGCCTCTATTGCTTTAGGCATAGATATTGAAACAGTATCAAGAGAATTTTCATCTTTATCAAGAACTGGAATTGATGGTGCTAGAGAACTTAAAAGAAAAAATTTACAAGAATTTTTAGGATTATCAGAAGGAATTAAAGTCTCATCAGATGAAATAGTAAGACTATTTTTAAAGAAATTTGGCAAAGGTGGAGAGTTTGAAAATGCTAGTGAAGCATTTGCTAATACTTTTGCTGGTGCTTCAAATAGATTTAGAAATTCATTTAAAAATATACAAGAGTCAGTTGCACAAGCTGGATTACTAGATTTTTTTGCTGATCTTACAAATGTATTTACAAACTTTATAAGAAACAATCCTGAATTATTAGCAAAAATTGTTAAAGATTTTACAGTAGGTTTAATAGAAGGAATAAAAACATTCGCTAGTTTTTCTGCAAGATTATTAACATTAGTAAAAGAACCATTTATCTTAATAGTAGATTCTATTAAAGCATTAGATGATTTAAGAAAACAATTCCCACCAGTTGTAGGAGAAATAGGTATTTTAGGATTTTTATTACTTGGAACTAGAGGTAAAGTAATAGCAATTATTATTGGTGATTTTTTAAGAAGATTAAATGATCTTAGAAAATTAGGCAACGATATATCAAAAGATGGAGAAGGAACTTTAGAAAATCAAAATTCAACATTGGTAGAACAATTTGATTTAGATAAACTATTAAATGAACAAGCAAAAAAAAGATTAGATATTCAAAAACAAATAGAAGCTTCTATTGATAAATCTAAAAATAGCACAGAAAAATTAAGTGGTTTTTTTGCAAAGATTAAAGAATCTTTTGATGCTTTAAACACAACAACTAAAACTTTAGAACAAACTATCGGAGAAGGATTGGCAAAAGCAGTTGGAGATGTATCAAAAGGTATAGCTGAAAGTATTGTTTTAGGTAAAAGTTTACAATCAACTTTCAAAAGCATAATTCAATCTATATTAATAGATTTATTAACTGCACAATTAAAATCAATTATAAATTTAGGTTTAGAATTAGCTTTAAACAAAGCAATTACTATTGAGAAACAACAACAAGCATTTTTTAGTTCAATAGGTGGTGGTGGTGGTGGTTTTTTAAGTTCATTAGTTAAAATTGGAATGAGTGCATTCGGTGGTGGTGGTGGTGGATTTAATCCTGACATTGGTGGAATACCAGATACTTATGTAGGAATGGCAGAAGGTGGTGCAGTTAGAGGTGGTATGCCAATCACAGTCGGAGAACGTGGTAGAGAATTATTTGTACCCCAAACAAGTGGAACTATTGTACCTAATCACGATATGGGTGCAAGTGGAATGAATATAACATTTAATATTCAAGCAAATGATGTTAGAGGTATTAAAGAATTATTAATTGATAATAGAGCAACCATAATTAACTTAGTTAATCAGGGTGCTAATCAAAAAGGAAAATCTAACGTAGTATGAGTGGCACATTCCCTTCAAGTCCAGCACCTAGAGATGTAGCGATAAGCACAAATCAAAATACTATTGTAACTACAACTGCATCTGGGAGACGACAAGCAAGACAAATTGATGGACAAAAATTTAGATTAAGACTTAGATTTCCAGTTATGACTAGAACTGAGTTTGCACCTATACTTGCTTTCATAATGAAACAAAGATCACAAATGGAATCATTCCAATATACTCCACCAACTATTGATGATGCTTTAGGTTCTGCTAGTACAGTTATTTCATTAGCAGGTGCTATTAGTGCTGGTGCTACTTCTTGCTCAATAGATGGTATGGGAAACAATTTAACTGGTGTACTTAAAGCTGGAGACTTCTTTAGATTTACTGGACAAGCAAAAGTTTATATGTGTGTAGCTGATGTTGATTCAAGTGGTTCTGGTGCAGGAACATTAACTTTTGAACCACCATTAAGATCAAACGTAGCTGATAATGCAGTAATCATTTATGACAATGTAGATTTTACAGTTGGACTAACTGGAGATATTCAAGAATTTACTATCGGTACAGAAAACTACTTTCAATACGAAATTGATTTAATAGAGGTACTGTAATGACAAGATCATTAACTGCTGGAGTCATAGCCGAGATAGCAACTAATAAACTTAATCCAGTAGAACTTGTTTATCTAGGAATATCTACTGGAACTTATTACACAGATCATTATAAAGATTTAACTTATGATGGAAACACTTATACAGCTTCATCTTTATTTTTAGGAAGTTCTGAAGTTCAAGAAACAGTTGATGTTTCAGTAAATACATTATCACTTAAATTCTCAGGTGCAGATTTAACAATCATTTCTTTATTGTTAAACAATAATTACATGAACAAACCTGCAAAAGTTTATAGAGGTTTCTTAAATGATAGTCAGGCATTAATAGCTGACCCATTTTTATTATTTGATGGAAGAATATCTAGTTTTACATTAGAAGAAAACGCAACAACTTCATCTGTTAATATTATTATATCTTCTCATTGGGCAGATTTTGAAAAGACTTCAGGAAGAAGAACTGCCGAGAACTCACAAAAACTTTATTTTCCTAATGACAAAGGAATGGAATTTGCAAGTAAGACTGCACAAAAGATTAAGTGGGGTTCGGCTTAATGAATGATTTGTATAGAATAATTCATCTTTATAGACAGTTCCCTAAATTTGACCAATACACTTATGAAGATTTAGTTATGATGATAACTCCATCTTTAAACTTAGATCAATACCAAATTCACAGAATAGGAAATCAAGATGTAGGATTTACTAATTGGGCATTTCTTAGTGATAATGTTGAACAAAGATTTAAACTTACTGGCAAATTAAAAGCTAATGAATGGAACTGTGGAGATAATGTTTGGCACATTGAAACAGTTGCTAAAAGTAATTTAAGAGAAATTATGAAGTGGACTAAAGAATATTTTAGAACAAAATTAGAAATTAACCAACCTATTAAATGGTTAAGAATTAAAGATCATAATATTTATAGAAGATCAGAAAAATACAAAAGAGAATTTCATTTACACGCATGATAGATTTATTTAACTCAATATCTGTTTTAGCTAATAGGATTTTTGATAATCTTGTTAATGGAACTGATATTCCACTTTACACTTCTGGTTTTGACCCAATTACTTCTGCGATTATACAATTCGTAATAGTAACTGCTATAAGTTATATTATTGCACCAAAACCAAAAGCACCAAGATTTAACGCATCAGATGAAATCAAAGGTGTTACTGTAAGTAAAGATTCTAACAACAATCCTATTCCTATTGTTTATGGTAAAAGACAAGTTGGTTTAACAAGAGTATTTGTAGAATCTTCAGGGGCAGATAATCAATATCTTTATGTAGCAGGAGTATTATGTGAAGGTGGTGGGGCAGGAATTACAGCAATAGATGAAGTTTATGTAGATGATAAACTAGTAACATTTGATGGTGCATTAACTAATGGAACATTAAGAGGTGTATCTAGTGGAGATACTAATTTTTATAAAGGTGGTGAATCTTTAATATCTATTCAAGGATTTTTTGGATTAGACAATCAATCAGCTTCTTCTTTGCTTGACGAAACAACTAACTGGACTTCAGATCATAAACTATCTGGTCTTGCTTATGTTGCTTTACGTTTCAAATGGAATCAAGATGCTTTTAATGGCTTACCAGAAGTTAGAGTAACTGTAAGAGGTAAAAAGATATACGACCCAAGATTAGATTCTACTAAAGGTGGTTCTGGTTCACATAGACAAGATGATGCTACTACTTGGGCTTATTCTGCTAACTCATCTTTAGTTCTTTTAGATTATCTAAGAAATAGCAGATATGGAAAAGGATTACCTAATGATGCTTTTGAAACAAATTATGATTCATTTAAGACTTCTGCAAATACTTGCGACACACAAGTAACTCCTTATTCTGGTGCTACAAGCGATATAAACTTATTTGAAACAAATGCAGTTATAGATAGTGAAAAGAAAGTATTAGAAAATGTAAGAGAACTCTTAGTACCTATGAGAGCAATCTTTAATTACACACAAGGTAAATACAAAGTTATTATTGAAGGTACTGGTTCATCACAATTATTATTAACTAAAGATAATGTTGTAAGCGAAGTTAAATTACAAGGTGAAAGCAAATCAGAAAAGTATAATAGAGTAATTGGAACATTTACAAACCCAGAAAAAGATTATCAATCAGATACAGTTTCATATCCACCATTTGATGATTCTGCATTAGACCCAGCAGATCAACACGCAACAATGTTAAGTGATGATAACAATACTTTATTAGAGAGAAGCTTTGATATGTTGCAAGTAACTTCTCCATATCAAGCAGAAGAAATTTGCGAGAACATCTTAAAGAGATCAAGAAACAATTTAAAAGCAGAAGTAACAGTAACTTCAGAAGCACTTAATCTATCTATTGGTGATATAGTTACAGCTACATACGATACAGCAGGATTTAGTGCCAAGCCATTTAGAGTAATGTCTTTAGCTATCAATTCAGATTCAACAGTAACTTTAGGATTAGAAGAACATCAAGATAACTTTTATACTTGGGAAGAAAAAGGCGAAGCACCTACTATTGCTGATACTGTATTACCAAATCCTTTTTCTGTATCTGCACCAGCTTCAGTTACTTTAGATGACCAACTAATAGAATATTCAGACGGAGTTGTTATTACGGCTTTAGATGTAACAATCGGTGCATCACCTGATTCTTTTGTGGATTATTACCAAGTAGAATATAAACTAAGCACAGATGCAACTTACCAAGTATCTGGTCAAGTTAAAGGATTAAATCACAGAATATTAAACGTGATAGATGGATTAACTTACAATGTAAGAGTAAAAGCATTTAACACATTAGGAGTTCAGTCTAGTTATACTTCTGCAACAAGAACTATTATTGGTGGAATTGCACCACCTTCTGATGTAACTGATTTTTCATGTAATATCATTGGTGGAGATGCACATTTATCTTGGCAACAAATTACTGATTTAGATTTAGCACATTATCAAATTAGATATTCAACATTAACAAGTGGTGCTTCTTGGGCTAATTCTGTTTCTCTAGTTGAAAAAGTTGCAAGACCAGCTACTTCAGTTACAGTTCCAGCAAGAGTTGGTTCTTATTTAATTAAAGCAGTAGATAAAAATGGTAACTATTCTTCTAACGAAACAATTATTGCTACAAATGTAACTACAATAGGAAACTATAATGCTGTTGCAACACAAACAGAATCACCAACATTTTCAGGAACTAAATTTCAAACAGTTGTTTCTGAGGGAACATTAAGATTAGATTCATCAGAACTATTTGATTCTGCAACTGGTGATTTTGATTCAGGAACTTCTTTTTTTGATTCTGGTGTTACATCTTATGATCTATACTCACAAGGTAATTATGTATTTGCAAATCCAATAGATATAGGTGGAGTTTATACTTCAAGAGTAACTGCTTCTATTACACAAACTTCAGATAACTTAGATGATTTATTTGATTTAAGAACTGGAGATTTTGATGACGCAGGTTCTAACTTTGATGGCGATACTCCAGCTAATTGTAATGCACATTTAGAAATTGCATTATCAAATGATAACATAACTTATACTGATTTTAGAAATTTTGTAGTTGGCGACTACACAGCAAGATATTACAAGTTTAGAGTATTTTTAAGATCATTTGACTTAGCATCTACTCCAGTTATTAGTGCTTTATCAGTTTCTATTGATATGCCAGATAGAATATTTAGTGGTAATGACATAAGTTCAGGAACTAGCACTTACACAGTTTCATTTACAAATCCTTTTTATTCTGTTAATTATGCTGTTGGTATTACTGCACAAGGATTAGCTACTGGTGATTATCACTTGCTAACAAATAAAACTATAAATGGTTTTGATTTGGCTTTCAAAAATAGTAGTGGTACTGGAATAAGTAAAACTTTTGATTATATTGCAAAAGGTTATTAACTAAGATATTAGGTAGATTATGGCACAACACGATTATAATATAGCGAATCAAGGTTTCCCAGCTTTTAGAAGCGATCTTAATAATGCGTTATCAGCAATTCAAACAACAAATTCAGGAACATCAAGACCAAGTGGTGCTGTCGCTGGACAACTTTGGCTAGATACAACAAATGCAACTACACCTACATTAAAATACTATGATGGTGCTGATGATATATCTTTAGCAATCATTGACCATACAGCTAACACAGTAAACTGGTTAGATTCAACAGTATCAATTACTGGACTATCTACAACTGCAACAGGAACAGTTTTAACACTTTCAGATTCAGCAAATACAACAACAGTAAATTTAATTTTAGATAATCAAAAAGAAATTCGCTTTCGTGAAACAACAGCTAATGGAACTAACTATGTAGCATTAAAAGCACCTGCTAGTGTTAGTGCTGATTTAACTTTTACTTTACCTGCAACTGACGGAACTAATGGACAAGTATTAACAACAAATGGTTCAGGTGTATTATCATTCGCAACTCCTGCTTCTGGTATTGCTTGGCAATCTTCAGTTAAGACTTCTGGTTTTACTGCTGTTGCTGGAGAAGGATATTTTTGTAATACAACTTCATCTGCATTTACAGTAACGTTACCAGCTTCGCCAACTGCTGGACAACAAATAGCAGTAGTAGATTACGCAGGAACTTGGGACACAAATAATTTAACAATAGATCCTAATGGAGAAGATATTCTTGGACAAGCTTCTAATGTTATAGCATCTAAAGATAGAGAAGCAATTACATTAACATATATAGATTCAACACAAGGTTGGATTCCTAGTTCTGGTTATCAAGAAAGTACACAAGGTTTATCAATACCTTATTCAATAGATTTTTTAGTAGTAGCTGGTGGAGGAGGATCCTCTGGTTATTTTTCTGGTGGGTCAGGAGCTGGAGGATATAGAACATCAACTCAAACAGTGTCAGTAGGAACAGTTATTACAGTAACAGTTGGTGGTGGTGGAGCTGGTGGTCATGGAAATAATAGTGTTGCTGGTGCAAGTGGTAGTAATTCCTCAATATCAGGTTCTGGTTTAACAACAATAACTTCAGCAGGTGGAGGAGGAATACCAGTACCTAATACAAGTGGTGTTAATGGTGGCTCTGGTAGTGGTGCTGGTAGAGGTGGTGGTTCAAGTGTTGGATTAGGAAATACTCCAAGTACATCACCATCTCAAGGTAATAATGGAGGATCAGCAACTAATTCTGGTGGTCCATATTATGGTTCTGGCGGAGGTGGTGGTGGAGCTGGAGCAGTAGGTAGTAATTCTCCTGGTGATTTAGCTGGAACAGGTGGAAATGGAACAGCATCTTCAATAACAGGAAGTTCAGTAACTTACGCTGGTGGGGGTGGTGGTGGACCATGGAATACTCAACCAGGAGTTAGTGGTGGAACTGGTGGCGGAGGTGCAAGTGCTGGAAATTTTCCTTCTACGCAAGTAGCTGGAACATCAGGAACAACAAATACTGGTGGTGGTGCTGGATGTGGTAGTGATTATGGTGGTTCAGCTATTACACCAATGGCATCTGGTGGATCAGGAGTTGTTATATTAAGTTTACCAACTTCTAGATATTCATCAACTACAACTGGATCTCCAACAGTTACAACATCTGGAAGTAATACAATATTAACATTTACAGGATCAGGGAGTTACACAGCATAATATGGCACACTTTGCAAAAATAGGTTTGAATAATAAAGTAATAGAAGTCCAAGTTATTTCAAATGAAATATTAAAAGATTCAAATGGAATTGAGCAAGAAGTTAATGGAATTGATTTCTTAACTAAACTTACAGGTTATCCTGTATGGAAACAAACATCATATAATGCTAATTTTAGAAAAAACTTTGCAGGAATAGGATATACTTATGATGAAGATAGAGATGCTTTCATTCCTAAAAAACCTTTTAATTCTTGGATATTAAATGAACAAACTTGTCAATGGGAAGCACCAATTAGTTTACCAACAGAAGAATTAGAAGAAAATCAGTATTATTCTTGGAATGAATCTATTATAAATTGGGAGATTATAACAATTTAAAAGAAAAGGAAGGAAAGTGGAAGCAATAATCAATAGTATATTCCCAACACCAATATACATTTCAAAATTAAATAGAGAACTTACAAATAAAGAAGTATCATTTATTGATAAAACTAAATTAGATGTTTATAAAAACGAAGGCAACACAACTTCTAATGATAACTACATTTTAAATCACAAAGCATTTAAAGAATTAAAAATAGATTTAAATTTAAGAGTACAAGATTACTTTGAAAAAGTTATATCTCCAACAGGTGCGATTACACCTTACATTACTCAGTCATGGTTAAACTATACAGAAACAAATCAATATCATCATAAACACCAACACCCAAATTCATTAGTATCAGGAGTATTCTATATTAATTGTGATGATAAATTTGACAAGATTAAATTCTTTAATGATACTTATAAAACAATTAAACCAGATGTAAAAGATTGGAATATTTGGAACTCAGAATCTTGGTGGTTTTCTGTTAAGACTGGAGATATAATACTATTTCCATCATCATTAACTCACATGGTAGAAACAAAAGAAGGCACTAATACTAGAATAAGTTTAGCTTTTAATGTTTTCATAAAAGGAACAGTTGGTAGAAATAAATCTTTAACTGAACTTATATTATGACAGTAAGAAAATTATCTATTGAAGAAACCATTAAAAGATACACTAATGAAAATGGTTTTGCTTGGGGTATTAATACAGTAATGAAATCTTTAGCACCAAATGTTAGCCATGATTTAACATCTGCTGGAGGAACATTTATTATAGATAGATGGGATTCTCCTTTGCCACAACCAACATCACAAGAAATAAGAGACGAATATATTAGACAACAAACTATTGCAGAATGTATAGAATACTTTAATAAGATTAAATGATTTATTTTATATTAGGATTAATACTTGGCTTATACGCAGAATGGAAGTGGGAGATAGCTAAGTACATTATTGAATCAGTTAAAGAACATCTAAACTTGAAATAACTGATAAGACTTACCATATCTCTTTAAACAAATGGAGATAACAATGTTAAACTATTCAGACATCAAACAGTATTGGTCTAAGTTCTATGCAGATGCTTTTGAAGATGCAAAAAGCTACTGGAAGAACTACTTAGATACAGTAGAAAAATTTTATAAGAAATAACTTTATTTTGACAATCTAATTTGATATTAATGCACCAAAATTTAATGTGCATTTATAGACTTTGGATTGGTGGGTGTGTCTTGCTAAAGTCTTGCAAATGCTTAAAAGACAATGGCAAGAACACAATCAGAAGAATTAATCAGTCTCAGGGGTCATATTACTGGAGTAAAGAGAGAAGTTAAAATACTAGGTACTTCTGTTTATAAATTAGAAAAGAAAATGGAAACATTATTCTGGTCTATTTTAGCTGGGCTTGGGGCTTTGAGTCTTGCGTTGATTATCATCACATTAAACAAGTAAGTATTGCTTAAAACGACAAATACAACTAGTAGGTAGTAATGAATA